TCTCTAAATCTTCCTGACGCTTAGTAAGTTTTTCCAATAATCCCTGATTCTTCTTTCGCTCGTTAGTTTTAAACTTTAGTTGACCGATAGATCGGCCCAATCTTCGTTGTTCCTCCAAGTTAAGTTCGAGCTCTTTATCCATCTTGGATGACCATAGCTGACGAGAAGTAAGAATGGTCTGTACTTCCTTCATACTTAGCATGTCGGCCTGCTTGAAGAGTTCCACACATTCTTCCTCAAACAGTATGGCTTCATATTTTTCTTTGTATGTAGGATCGTATAACTTGTAGGGGCGACCAAAAATAATTGCTGGAACAAAGCCAGCAATAATGCGATAACACAGTTTTTGACGTGCGATCATATCCATTAGTAAATCCTCTGTCAAAGTGTAGGAGGGTCGTTAAACCTTCCTACACGCCCCATTGAAACCCGATTACAGGAAATCTTGATTAAGGAATGTAACGGTCAGAGAGTTAAAGTTAGTGTAATTGTAGGTAACGCTAACGTTTGCACCATCGGTACCGCCACCGTTATAGTTTACGCTGGACAGCTTATTCTTGATACCGAGATCGATGGTAACACCGCACTCAGTAACAATCTTAATCTGCTCGTTGGTGAGGTTGCTGGTCTCCTCATAGGCGTTAACGTAGTCACCATCATCAGTAGCCGTTACCTCGATCGAGCAGGTAACTTCAGTTGGGAACGTAGCGAACCGATAATACGGGCCACGACGTCCGAGTTCAAACAGCTCAGTACGGCCCAGATTGACTGCAACCTGAACATTCTGAATGTGGGCATTGAGATACCCATTGACCGCATCGTTAGTACCGCTAGCCGAAATACCGGGAATGGTAACAGGCCAACGCGACGCAACCATGTTAACATTTTCACGACGCTGGACACCACCGGTGCCGGGCGGGCTATCATTGTTATCAAACTTGCTGTTGTTCTTATAAAGGCCAGTAGGAAGGGCAACTCTATCCCATACCTTATTGTTGCCGACCAGCGTGACTGACTCAGTCATACTGCCGTCAACAGGGATGTTGAAGTTAATCGCCGACAGGTACATACCTGACATGCTGACCAACGAGAGGGGAGCACCGCTGGCCGCATTGAAATTCTGATTGTAGATTGCAGCAATAACATTGCAACGGGCGTCATTATAACGTCCGTTCAGAGTGCTGGCTGACGGGGTCTGTGAAGCTAGGTGCTGGAGTAGCGGATAGCCATCGAGGACCTTTTCAGCGGTAAGCTCGACGTTCGGAATTCCCTCAATGCTCTCATAAATTTCGATCTGACCAATCTCACTCACGTTATCAAGGTTGAATGAGGTAGTCGTACCGAAATTTTGAAGGCCGTGGGCCGCGATAAAGCCGGTCGGAGTAACATCGTAATCCTTACCGTGGGTGCCAAAGGCAAGAGCCTGAATAGCGTAATATGTGCGTTTATTTGTAGCCATAGTTTAACCTTATATTTCTATCTTTCTATACACTTAAATAGAAACTGGAGCGGTGAGACCAATCGTAACACGATAATATTGCATTGGCCATAGAGGAGTAGTTTGCTTGCTAACCGAGGCGTTTTTCTCAAACCAAAATTGGGTGGCTGGATAGGCTGCTTGTAATTGTGAGAAGGTCTTTGCTCCTGCCAACCGAGCACCATTCAAGCCAAGGGCTTGTTGAGCACTTTGAGCATCGAAGCTGAGAAAGGACTTTTCCTCGAGAAAGTATAGGAAGTCTTTAATTTTGCGTAAGTCAGACGGATTATCTGAGAATACATCGAATGACAATCTTGACGTCACATACTTATCGCGGCTGCCCAATCCCATTGGCTGGGAGGTCTGAGAACCTACCGAGACAAATAGTGAGGCTGGTAATGCCTTACTGGTATAATTATCAATGCCGGACCCTGGGGTGGAGCGAGGAATGCCTGCATCATAATAATTGATGTAGTTCTTAATACGAGCAGAATCAGCCGGATAGATTGAAAGTCCTCTTGCCGAGTGATTTACCTCTACAGTGCCAGTGACCGCTCCGGCAAAAACCACTTCCCCCTCGGGATAATTAATGTAGTAAGAGTTACCAGCGACGGACGTCCCGGTAGGATAAAATGTATTATTCACATATACGCCAGAAATGTTAATCGGGGCAACGCCGCCAGTATAGGCCAGAGCAATTCCCGTTTCCCAGATCCAGTCATTACGGATACCACGATAGATAGTGTTGGGTAGGAATCCGGGCTTGTTTGAAGTTTGCAGTCTGGCCACATAGTCCCCATTATTATTGCGGACTCCTCTAGTATGATTGTAGTACATTCCAATCTGGAGGAATCCCTCTTGCAGGAATGCTATCACATTTTGAAGTACTTGGTCTTCAAAGCCCAGATTGCCAAAAAATGTCGAATAGTCTAGATTGGGCATTGTGTGGTAGTCCTATTTAGCCTGCCTTATAGGCCTTGATCGCCTTATTATACTCTTCTCTTACATATTTATTTGCTACTTTGTTCAATTTTTCTGAGTCTAAAACTTTCTCAAGAAAGTTGGGGCTGGCATTTGGGTATTCGGTCGGGTTATATTGCCAGCTAGTTTTTGGGTTCTTAACCATTATTGCTCGACCAGAACGACCGTCTTCGATAGTGCTGGTGTCGAAATCGATGTAGGCAGCCATTACTGGACTTTCCTTGTCAATTGCCCACTGTAGCCAGTTAATAATAAATCCGGTTTCCTCACCTTGATTATTATACGACGCATACGAAGCCACTTCAAGATCGAGTAGTTTAGTTCTGATCTTGTCATCAGACTGAAGAGTAATCTTCAACCCATAACGAAGGCCTGATTGTAAGTCTCGAGTTACCCTAATTGTACTAGCAAGAACATCTTCAATTTGGTAAACCGCATCCTCGGCAAGATCGTCGGTCAAACCAAAGACGGCCTGCAAGTCGCGAGTACGAAGGGCTTGCCCGCCTAGAATAGCGTCCCTGAACTCACTCTGTTGCCAGTACTCACGGATAACATCCTGCATACGAGGAATCATCGCATCGCGAACTTCCTTGTTAATGGAAGGTACGAGCGTATTGTTCAGCCTCTTGCCAACAGCCTTACTAAACTGTGGAGCATTGGTAATTTTGATTCTTATATTGCGACTCATAGTAGTGATTTCCAGTATGAGGTAGCAAAAGTAGAATTACCGAGGCCATGCGGAATTGGCGTCTTAATCATTTGTAAGCGATTATAGATGTTGGAACCCTGATCCACTTCAACCTCAATATATTCGGACTGAACTAAAGCTGGCACATCTGTAATTAACACTACTACTTCTGCCACCTTATCTTCAACACGAAGATTAAGTTCTTTGTATATAGTCTGATTAGTAGTCCAATAAACGCGGCCAGACATCTCGGACGTAATGGTAACTGGTTCTCCCTGATTGGGAAAGGGATCAGCAATTGACTGGGCCAGATAAGAAGTTCCCCCTAGGCCGACCTCGTTAGTAGTTGACACATAACCACTCACATAGGTAAGACGAATATTTTTGCTCACGCCATAATGCAGGCTAGTCACCTGCGTAGCAAACTTATCCTTAATAGCAGTTAGATTGAAACTCATGTTTAACTTTCTGACGTATATGGACTCAAGATGGCTCGCCCAATATTAGCATTACCACGTTGATATTCAGAGATGGCTTTATCCAAGTTCTTCTGGTATGACTTAATAAGGTCCTTCATACCTTGAAGAGCAGCCGTACCATCGATACTAGATTTGCCATCTTGGAGGCGGAACCCATAATTCAGGCACGCCTTTTTATACTCTGATTGAACCACGATCACGGCCGCTTTGATAACAATTATTGCGGCCAAATTAGGATCTACTGTTGGATCTGGGCTAATAGTATAATTGACCACATTAACAGTATACGTGTCAAGCAGGTTGAGATCGGCATATAACTGATAGGCCGCTAACGCAATAAATTTCTGCATCGTAACGTCAGAATACGTTGTATCCGTTGAGTCTAAATATAGACGTAATTGTTCGGTAAGTTCTGTAGTCCAAGCCATATAACACCTCAGCTAGAAATTCAGACTTACAGCACATTCTTGTTGAAGTAATAGTTACCGTGACATCCAAGCAATGCAACACCTGTCTCGGTTGCCGCCCAGATTGAGTGAACCACCATATTGTCGAATAGGACAGACTCGCCAGATCCGAGCGGCGTACCCTTAGTGGGGCTAGTACCAGTGGTATTGATACCGAAGTACAGGGTAGTGGCACTACGATTGATAAGGAGTAGGTTGTGAAGATATCCGCTACCTGCCGACTCATAGTTAAAGACGCTTACTGGAGTGCTGCCAATGGCTAAACCGCTACCAGTCGTGAAAGAGGTTGGAAATCTAACCTCTCTGCCTTGTAATGGACCAATCGTAGCAGTAGTGACTGCCGGAATAAAATTGTAGGCAGTAAACTGATTTGGGGCAGTTCTGACTGTTGCCTGATTATTTAGGATGCCAGTGCTGACGGAAGAAATTGTATAGATCATTATTCGTACCTCTTATATAAGAATATACACTTTTGTGGACAAACAAAAATTGCCAGAGGTTAGTCTGGCAATCTGTGAATGAACTTATTCTAACTTATTTACACTCTTACTTAGAATGCACCGAGCAGGACTTTACGATTGTCAAGGCAGGCAAAGCCCAACTCCATAGTCGCGTACATTTCGAACACGCCCTCGACATGGCGGAGAATGTTCTCGAAGACCTTCATATCTTCGCGGATCGGCATGATGAAGTTATCGCGTTGTGACTTGTCAATACCAACAGCAAACTCAAGGCGGCTGGCGGGCAGCGAAACACCCTGACTGATGAGGTACTGCTGATACTCTTGACCTTCGCCAAGCTCATCGAGATCCATAATCGAGACACCGTAGACGCTCAGGAGTTCCTGACCGTTATCGTTGCTGTTATAGATGTTAGCACGGACAGAGTCGGGAACCAGATCAAGGCCCCAGCTACGAATATCGTCCTTACCTTCTGGCGAGACGAACAGGTGGGTCAGCTTGCCACGATTAACCGAGGTCGAGTTACCACCACCGTTACGACGCATGAGGGTCTTCATGAGGCTAACCAAGCGGGGAGTGAATTGGCCCAAGCCAGCATTACCGTCAGCGACGATAATGTTACGAGCCTTAGCAGCGGCGAAGATGGTTGCCCAAGCATCGTCATTCAGCTTCTTCTTGAAACCAGCCTCGAGGACTTCCACCATTCGCTGAACGACTGGCAGGTTCGCATCACGCAGGAACCGGCGAGTACACTCAATCGCGTTGGCAACCCGATAGGTTGGCACCATGATGTAGTCGGACTCAACGCGTGCGGAAGGAATTCGGCCATGATCAGGCATGGTGAACGCAGTGAAGTCACGCTCAGTGCCGGGACGCAACAGGTCGAGCGGGTAAATCACGTTGGGATTGGTGGTATAGTCAACCGACTCGAAAATCGGCTGAGTAATATCGCCAGTCAGCACAGTCTTGCGGATGATCGGGCCGATGGTCTGAGCGATAGCCTTACCAGCCTCTTGAGACTGGGTGAGCTCGCCCGAACCGGCTGTGCGGAGTAATTCTTGAAGTTCTTTAGTATCGTTATTAAACATGTGATTTACCTTTTGTTGTTTTTGTTATAGATTACAGGTCGATTTGCACAGAGAAGTAGCCATCCTCATCGACGCGACTTTGGAAGGTACCAACCTGACGAGCACCGGTTGGCTGGGTAGCAGTAATGGTGCCGGTCGGGCCAAGGAACGCAGGCTGACCAGGAATGACACTAGCGGTACCGCCTGTAAGAGCGTTAGTAGTGAAAGTTCCCTTGGTAGCAATCGGCACTTTGTCGCCGACCTGAGTCTCATAACGGAAATCGTTACGCCAAGTTTGGCTAAGATCCTTATTGACAATGTCATTCAGGAGCAGACCGATCGGATAACGACCAGAAGGATTAGCAGCGTATTCGACGGTCATGTTGGCCGAATCACGAGCGGCACCTGAGCCGGGAGTACCGGTCGTTGCACACACGATGCCGCCGCGATCGGCGACAGCATTGGCGAAGAATTGGACATTGTAGTTGATTGTTGAAGAGCGTTGTGGTTTGAGTGCCATTTGTTTTTACCTTTTTCTGTCTTACTTATTTATACACTAAAATTATTTCGAGAACAACTTAGTTAACTGTTCTTTGGCCAAATCGATCGATTTGACAGCGGGAGTAGCTGAGGCTTTAGCCATATCAACCTTGGAAGTATCACTTTCCAAAGTAACTTCATCGGCGACAACTTCTGCAGCCTTGGCCGCATTAGCATTGCTAGTAACAGTATCCGTTGCAGCGTTTGGCAGGCTAGTTACCGTATCGGTTGCGGCAGTCGTAAACGAAGTGACCGCAGCAAAGGCCGCCTCGAAGGAGGGCTCATCGAGCGACTGGAGTTTAGAAATAACTTCCGCATCCTTAATACCAGCGGTCTGAATTTTGGCCGCACGAGCCGCCATAACCTTATCCTTAGTAAAGCCAGCGACCGCACTTTCGAGAGCGGAACACTTGGTTTGCCAATCTTGGCTTGACTGCTTTGCCTGAGCGAGTTCAGCCTGAGCTTGCTCGCATTTAGCTTGCATATCTTTAGCGGAAGCCTCGGCCTGCTCACACTTAGCCTGCATATCCTTCATTTGAGCAGCCAACGCATCATATTGAGCCTTCACTTGAGCGAAGTCTTCTGCGGACGCGGTAGCAACATTAGCGGTTGAATTAGTTTCTGCCATTTGATCACCTTTTTCTGAGATATTATTTAATACACTATTTTCTAACATTTCGATAAATTCGGCTGATGCCTTTGACATAGCAGAGGCAGCTACGCTGTATTGTGGGGAGTCTAGAAGGATTGATTTATCGTTGGCCGGGCGGTCAACGAAGCCGACAGCCGTAAAGTCTAAGTCCTCTAGCTGACGATAAATACGATAGGTAGTCCCACTGGGAACCTTAATTACTCCGGGGCCTTTAAAAGCCTTTAGATATCGAGATAGACCGGCAGTCTTCTCATCTCTCTTAACAAAGGTTTCTTCACCCGTCACAATATTTCGTAATACGTAGTTGAAGTTAGGAAAGAGGGTTTCCATCGAAACGAAAAGTTTACCCTCTTCCTGACCCTTAGTAATTTTGCCAGCATAGGTAGGAAAGTAGCTTGACCAAACGAACATGCCAATAGCAATGCTGGCTAATGCGGCGGGATCACTGGCAGGCTCATATCCCTTATCAACTGGGGTAGAGTTATTAATGACGCCAATAATTTCATTCTTTTTGCTCGACTCTTCCCCGTTATGCTGCCAATTAACTGGTTTGTTAACTGGAGTATGGCGAGCTTTCCATAGCTCTTCGGGGGTAAAGTAGTCGTCATTTTTATTAGGGCCTACCGATACTAATACTGCTGGCATCCAAAAACTATGCTTGGCAATATATTTGGGACGCATGGACTGAACTAGACGAGAAATAGAAGTTTCCTCGGTGGCCCCATCATCTAATACGGTAGTCAAATCACTCTCGTCAATGTCTACTGAGACAGAGGTCGAGGCCTTGCTCGAAAGTATTAGGTCTGCAATATCTTTTTCTTGTTCAAATATAAGCATACTGTTTTATACACTTTCTGAGTGGGTGCTAACGTAGGACTCAAGAAGCATGAGTTTTAGGTCGGACAAACGAAGGTTGTTTGGAGCCTCGTTAAGTAGGTCTGCATAAGAAGCAAAAAATCGATCACTCTTAGACTGATCAATGTTTTGTGCCGTCTGTATAACCATCTTATCGGTCAATTCAGCATGAGGCTCAATGTTAGCAAAAACCACCTTGATCATTTCGAACAGTGAGTCCTTTTGTTCAGACCCCAATGAGCGGTAATCTTTGATGCCATTCTTACCGAGATATGCCTCAGTGATAGTATTTTCAATGTGGTCGAAGGCCTGACGGGCAAAAATTAGTAAGGAAGCTCTCGACTTATTTCTATTAGGTGCTCTTTTACGAGGAGTCGAGTCCGGTACTCCGTTAGGACGTCCGGGCGGCGTATCGGACTTGTTTTTACTCATTTCTTTAATCTTTGTAAGTTCAAAGTCTTGCATGGCCTGCAAGTCAGGCTTATAGAATGGTCCAGCTTTGGGAGGTAACTCTTCGCTCTTAATTTGCTTTTCCTGTTTCAGAATTCGCAGACGCTCCACCTCAGGGATTTCCTTCATTCTTTCCAGCATGGTCTCGTTCGAAATTATGTTGCGGTCTAACAATTCACGCATCAGGGTAAAAATAACCTGATCATCATAGAGGTCTGTATAGGCAAAACGAACAATGGGAGTATTCTTGAAGCCCATCGCCTTGCGAACAATACTAATCTCTGCCTCAATCCAAGACTGAATGGCATTGCGGCAAGTCTCAATCTTCTTGATCATATTTTTGAGACGGAGAATAGAGTCAGATCCGCCAGACTTATCAAGCACGCCACCAGCAACTTCTTCGGGAACTCCGAAATTAAGTAGGATGGAAGACTTTTCTGGAATAAAATCCTTCAACTGCTCAATCGGCGGATAGAACTGCTCATACTTAATCATCGAGTCCCAAATGATGGTTTTAGTACCACCGCCCACATTATTATTGAGAATGTTGGCTAATTTTTGAGCTTGAGCTTTGGAAGGAAGTAGACCCTCTTTGTGATCGCCTAACTGCCATAATTCGAGCTTGGAGCACCACTCATTCATAGAGGAAATGCGAGCTTGCTGCAACTTTACGTTATATTGGATATCTTGCAGAATTGGATAAATTAGCGGATAGGCCCAAATCTCGTGATCATCCTTCTTATAATGGCCAACGAAAATTTTATCAGCAGGCAGCGGGTACAAAAACTGACTAATATTCTTATCGAGCGATTCCTTGACTTCGGGCGGCAACGAATTAATAACTTCTTTTTCAAATTCAGTATTGCCCTGCTTATAGCGAAGCCAACTTGAGTGATTAATACGGAGACCATAAATCTTTTTAGAAGATAGGGCTCCAGCCTCCCCACCCACTAGTTCAATATCGCTTGGACGATAAAACTGATAGCGTACTGGAACCATGCCGGTACGAGGAGTAGGAATACTATTTTGGACAGCCTCGGACTTGTTTACTACAGTAGCCTTGCCTAAAAAACGCTGTACAACAAAGTTGCCGCTTTTGAGACAGTGGCGGGCACCCTGATTAGCCTTATCTAAGAGCTCGGTCTTTTTTAACCAAGTCTTATAAAAGTTATTTGCTCGATCATCTTTAATATCGATGATTTCGAGTCCGTCCACGACAAAGTCCGCAATCATTTCAATAATAGAGCGTGTGATACTTGATAGGTGATAGGCCTGCTCACATTGATACATAATCTGATTGATGTTTGTAGCAATCGTATCGCCCGGCCTAGCCGCTTGGTAATCGGCCATGTTAAATTCGGGCGTAGTTGAAATGTAAGATGAGGAACCTCTAGCAATGTAGAGACCCTCGAAATCATTCATGTGGGCTTCGGCTTTAGCTAAAAACTGCTCATTTGATTGCATAGATTAGATTCCGGTATGATTACAATATGATATACACAAATGAGTACTTAAAAATAGATATTGCCATTTTGGGTCGAAGTTTCGGTTACCTGATTGGTAAGAGCGTTCTCTCCCATCACTTTGAGTTTACGGGCACCAACGCCGATATATTTAATCGCGTCGCCTGATTGATCATACTTATTTTGACCAACAACTAGACCGGTAAAATCATAATTGATGCCATGTTTACCCTCGTCTTTGTAGAAACGATAGATGTCGTTGGCTAGCAGGAGTGAGGTGAAACGGTCCTTCTTTAACTCAGATTTACCACCCTGCCCATTATGAATCTTCATTTTGGGCACATCCCAGCTTTCAGAACCGTTTTCAGTCTGACGAGCTTTGATGTGGGTTGTCTCCTGTTTCATTTTTTCAATATCAACGTACACGTCCTCGAGAGTTTCATACAATTGTTCCTCAGACTCGTACGTTCCTAATTCAGCAATAAGACTGCTATCAAACTTGGGGAATAGGATTCGACGATCACCAAAGTCCTTTTTGAGACTATAGTGGGCATTCTTACGCCAAGCTGAATCGGAAAACTGGGCCATTTTTAGGATATAAGCACCATCCTTACCACCGTGTAGTTCGTCCTTCATGTCGAAGATTGGAACGTCGCCAGGATTCATCTTGTCCTCGTCCATGAGGCCTTCCTTAACGTTAATACCGCCACCGCCAGCATCGCAAAGGATGTATTTAATGTTAAAACGACGAAGTAATTGACGGATCTGGAATATACAAAATGAGTGATAGTCTTTAACACCTTCTGGTGCTAATTTCTTCTCTTGCTTATCAATAAAGTCCTTACGGTTAGTTGTCCAGCAGTAGACGACCGAACCAAATAGACCGTTATGCTCGATGATTGTAATGGCAAAGTTATCGTGCTCGGACGCAGGATCGATGCCCATAAAGTAGATACGATCGGAAAGTCCTGCTAGACGAGCGGGAAAATCTACATCCTGATCGATAATGCGGATAGGACAGGTACAGGCGTTCAGACTGCTTGCTGGATAAAATCCGTCCGAATCGTCCGGAAAGATTGTTCCATATTCCATGTTGAAAATAGTGGAGTTAGTGGTTGCTTTGCCCTGCTTTAAGATGTCCTCATCCATCATGCCGTATGGAACTAAGTCATATGGCAGTCTCAGGATGGCATATTTGCTAGAATCCATACCTTCCAAACCGACAAGATCGGGGAAGTGTTCACGAAGAACGTTTCGGTCACCCTGTGACAAAATGATTGCTTTATATTGTCTCCAGTTCTTATAGAAGTCATTAAAGGTGTAGGATGCAGTACCAGCAACTACAATCTGGTTACCTCCCAAGTTAGTAGAGGTCGGATGGGAGCTTACCATCGAATCTTCTTTACTAATCATTCCATTGCGAGCCATCAACTTCTTCTTTGCGGCCATCTTAACATTTTCTACAAGGTTGGTGGACTTAACTGAGGCAAATCCTTTAACAACTGTATCGAAGACGGCTTGATCTACGGACGCTTTTTCATCACAAATCACGTGAGTATTGTGATTAACAAAACAATTACCAATAAAGGATTCATTTTCTGGTAAAGTGTAATCATATAGTACTCTAGCATCATCGACCTTTTTTACCGATACAACCTTAAGGTAATCATGTGGTTTTTGATGTTTGTAATCTTTAAAAGATCTATTATATACATTAGCCCATTTTGGTATGTTTAATAGTTGATTAATAAGATGTGCGTTATGTCCATAAACTCTTAAAGTATATTGAGTCCTTTCTGATAAATTACTTGGTCTTTCGCTAATTCCGGTGTAAATATCGAATTTAGACAAAACCACTTGTAAATCATTAATCAATCCTTTACATACACTATAGTATGCAACGCCTAAATTATTAGTACGCTGTCTTGATTTATATAAGAAACAACTTCCGTCGCCCCAAAAAATCCCCTCTAAAAATGCAATTACAACACTCTTAGGCGAACGAAGAATAACGTCGGGGATTCTCTTGAAATACGCGGTCTTTCTTTCCAGTCCGCATTTTTCTAAAGTATTTCTAAATTTTAAATTGCAAAATTTTGCCTCATATATTGGCTTAGTGGGATTTTTAAATCTTGGATCAATTACAGGGGCTCTAAAATATCGACAAACATGAAATTCGGGATCAATCAAATGTAGGCGTTTTTCAAATTCATCAACGGCTTCTTTGTCTGTCATTAAGACATTCATAGAATGTTTGCTGCTAACAGAACCTTCGGCAATTAACAACCCCATCATAAAACCAAAATTTTCGTCAATAACATAATCATCTACAACAAGTTTTTCAGTCGGCCAGACGTAAGTACCTCGTTGAATTTTTAACTTATCGTTTGTCGTTAGATCGAGCACGTTTTTCCAGCCGTTTTCAGTCCATAAGCGGTGGAGATCAGAACAAACTACCGAATATCCCCCCATGGTAGTTACTTCATATGCTGGAATTGGTCGAGTCTGCACAAAATATTTAGGGGTTTCAAAACCGTCTTTTGTGCGGACACTAAGATTGTTCATGTACTTGGATGAATCTTTAATGCGGATCATCCCTTGATTGGTTTCAATAATAGTGTCTGGATCAACACACGCTCTCAAACCTCTGATGGTCTCACCATCGCCTAGCGGCAAGAATGTAATCAAGCTTTCGCCACATGCCCAAGTTGCACTGTGAAGCCCTTTTTTGGGACCCTTCGACTTACCACCGCAGATGTCCTGCAAAATGGGTGAAGCATTCCAAATTGTCATAATGTAGTTAAACAACAACATCGACTGACGGAGCGATGCACCAACAACTACAATGCGGGAGCCCTGATCGAGGAGTGCTCTCAGTACGCAATACAGTGAGATTGTAAATGTCTTGCTGGCACCACGACTAGCAATAATCATTGGGAATTGATAGTTCCACAGGGCTTCGATCATAACCATTTGGAAGGGCATAATGGTATAGTTGAGGATTTCCTTGCAGATAAATCCTAGATTATGAGGCTCGCGTATAAATTTGGCAAATTCCTCAATGTCGGTATCTTTGCCACTAAACTTGTAACCCTTAAAGATGTCCATCTTGGGGCAAGAGGTGGCAGCGTCCAATTCTAACCAAGCATATTCCTCGGCCTCATCGTAGGATTTAAAAACTGCCTTGTTATACCATCTATCATCTTTACTGCTCATTTTTAGTCTTCCTTAATACTTCTAGGAAAGCTCGAAAAATATGGTTTTCGGCCTGAATTCGATCGGGCATAAAGACTACTGTGACGTCATATAAGACGTGCATTTCGGCCAACCGCTTGCGAATAAAGTTCATATTCAGCATGGTATAGCGTTTGCGAATTAAGTAATCAAAGTTATCGGGACCACAAATAACAATCTGTTTATACTTGTAGGTTTTGAGGACATCTAACTCTCTCTTAAATCGGTCCCAAGAACTGCCTAGATTATTACAAAGTTCCAAGCAATTTTGTTTACGCTCAAAAATGATCGAGTTATCATCGCCGGGTAGATCGTGACCAACTAGAGAATAATCGCCAGCCTG